TTCATCGAGCGTGTTTAGTGCGGTGAGTCTTTGAGCCTGAGAAACTCAAGGACTTACGTGTACCCAGTTGCCCGGTTATAGTTATATTATTGCTTAAGTGCTTACTACTCTAGCAGGTGGACTAGTAAGAATTGGAGATCACGACCTAGTATATAGGGATGTTAGCCAAACATTATCTCCTAGCCTGTCGATCTAGCGATCTAGGATTTTAAATATTAATACAATTCTCAGCTTTTTCTCAATTTTCTCATATTTTCTCAATTTCTCAACTCTCTTTTGTACTTACTCATTTCTTGTTATATTTAATTTTGAAAAGATGGAACATACACCATTGTTGAGTTCTTTTCCTATTACATTGCTTGATCATTGTGGAGGTAACCGTAAAATACATTGGACAAGATGTTATGAACAAAAATATTGGTTACCTTTTAGCTGTTGTAAAGTAGCTTCACGTTTGCCTTGTGTTAATGTGCGAAGATCGTATATGTGGTATTCGAAGAAGCAAAGTAAATGGATATATCTCTCTGAGTCAGATTTTAGAGCTTGTAAGGCAGGTATATATAAACGTAGGGAAGAACAAGAGAAAGAAAAATTGTGGAGTGAATTATGTGATATTTGCTCCTGGGAGTGTTTTGAATATTATAAGTTTAGAGATCAACGTCTGCTTTTGTTATTGAGAAAAAAGATAGCTGATAAAGCTCAATGTCGATGTCGTACTAATTGTAAATTAGTAACAATTAAACATGGTTATGTTCGAAGAGTTAAGACTATAGAACCTTGTGAAGCTATAGAATTGACGAATGCTGAGACTTTTGGTAGTAATCTTGATTTTGCTCAGCCAGAGATGGATAGACCTGAAGGTTCTGAAGAAAGAACTGTTCAGACATCCAATGTAGTACTTGGTGAAACTAATATAGAAAGTCAAGATATTGCATCGAAGGAATATTCGCCAACTTGGGATAGATTAGCGTCTAGTGAAGTGAGTGATGAGTATCCGATGCTAACTGACCGATGGCTATTCTGGAAAAGCGTGAAGTGGGAAGTAAATGATTCTGCATTTGGTAAGATGCTTGTTCAAGAAAAGTTTCCACAGAGTTGGGTGCAAATGGACGTTAATGTTAATAATATTCCACGTTATACTAATATTCCAAATTTTATACCATTTAATATACACCAGTATATGCGAGCAGATTTTGAGGTAAAGATATACGTGAATCCCAATGATTTTGTTTCAGGATGGTTGATAATGGCCTTTCTTTATCAAGGATCCGAGATGTTTGATTATAAACTACGTCGTAATCCTGCCGCTCTAATGCAGATGCCTCATGTTTTGGTTAATGTAGGCGCTGCTAATGAAGCAACTCTTAAAATACCATATAGATATGTTCGACCTTTTATGCGGTGTAAAGATATTTTAAGGGGTGATAATTTGATCACTGGTGTAACAGAACCATTAAATATGGGCGTCTTATTTGTCGAAGTACTTATACCTTTTAGGACTAGTGCAGCTTCAAGCGCTCCTAAGAGTTTGGATGTTAGCCTGTTTGTTAAAATGACCAATGCTAAGTTTACTGGAATGGTTGATGGTAGTATTGCTCTTTTATCTAAACCTATAGCGTTGCCTGAGATGGATAGAATCTTAGACAACGGATTGGGTGTTGTTAGTAAATTATTGAAAGACGTTAATTGTGACAATCCCCCAGATCCGACTCCAGCTAAGTTCTTTGTTCCTATACCTTCACATTCATGGGCTCATGGAACAAACACGTCAGAACCTACCAACACATTACGTTTGGATGGAGGAGTTGTAGGTGTCGGTAGGAGTGATGATATAGGAACTTCTGATACTGCGATTAGTGGTATTATTGGTGTATATGGATTATTAAAACCTTTTGACTGGAATGCTAATGATACTGGTCGCAATGTAGGGGGTCACTTGTTGTGGAGTATGCCCGTTCATCCACAAGTGGATAAAGATCAGGTAATACAAGTTATGACTCAATCAAAATTAACACAATATTACTTACCACCTATAAGTGTTGTTTCAAGTCTGTATGCATATACTCGTGGTTCTATCAAGTATAAATTTTTATTTGGAAATAACCCAAGGCATAATGCCCGCTTACTGGTTGCATACATTCCTGGTATATCATCTGATAACAGGTTGACGTTAGAAAGGGCTAGAAATAGTGCTCACGTAGTATTTTCGTTGAATGAGGTGAGTGAATTTGTTTTTACAGTTCCATATATTACAGATACAATGTGGTGGCCACGTAAATATGGTGGACCACAGGCAGCGGGAGAATTTGTAGCCCCAAGCTATATATGTATGTTTATTTTGAATCCATTAGTAGCAATGGAGTCAGTGCCTAGTATTGTAACAATAGTACCTATGATTGCGGCAGGAGATGACTTTGAGGTTGCAGTTCCAGCACAACCTGCTGTGGGTTTAAGCAGGAATATTGATGTTATATACCCAAAAGATTCTATAATTTCTTTCAAATCGGGATATTTTCCGGTGTATGTGGGCAGTTGGCATAGTTTCTTTGATTCAACTAAAGCGATATTGCGGTATGGAGCAGTATCAGATCATATTGCTCAGCTTGGAAATATTCCAGCTAATGTTAATCGTAAAGCTTTCTGGATCGTAGTAGGCGACACTATTAAGTTCAAAACTAAGTTAGATAAAATAAATGGTACTGAATGGTTTATACCAGAAGGCGAGTATACTTTAGGGTATGGTGTTGTATGGAGAGATGGAGCATATGCATATATGGTTCCTTATCCACTTACTCCATTAGGTGAGAAGATAGCGCAGTATACTGCTAGCTTGTTGGCTTCGAATACTGCAATATCTCAAATTCGCCCATATATACCGGATTATATTGTCGATAGTGCTGCTAGTAAGGATAATATACTATGGTCACCTATAGAAGATAGATTAAGAGCTCAAACGGAGTGGGTTATGGCAGAGCCTGAAATGGAGCGAACTTTTACACCTAATGTTATGCAACCTACCCCACTCCTCCCGACCACTAATGATGGTCGAGTAACTTTTGGAGAAGCTTTTAATGATTTAAAAGATTTGGCCAGAAGATACCAATTGTATTGGGAAGGGACTATTTTAGAAGGCAATTTACGTGCTATTAGGAGAAATAGCGCTTTAGTTCAATTGCCTCTCTATCCCCATGGATTAAGAATACAGCCTGACGTTAATAATCCAATATGGAATATTATGCGTGATGGTCATATTCCTGTTATTTCAAGTGGATTCAGGTATTTTAGAGGAGGATTACGACTCCGCATAGTTGTTGAAGGTCTTAATAGCTGTGTTTGGGTGCAACATCATCCTGATAGACCTAGTATATTTTCACGTCCTATAATTGGCCGATATATTGCGGCGAAGGATGCATATCGAAATCACGCTTATGCAGCTTATGTACAGAACATGAGCGTCAATCGTACTATTGAAGTTGAGGTGCCCTTTTATCAGCCTGGCTTATATGGCATGTTAAATGCAAGTGATAATAATACTGCAAATAGTTTTGATCGTTTGCGATTCACAGGTTTGGGTGATTTGCTGATAGGTATTGAAGGAGAACAGCCTATTCCGAAGGAAGGTATTGAAATATCAGTATATTATTCAATCGCTGATGATTTTTCTTTTAATATCTTTTGCGGCTTTCCTCCCATGGTGTATTGTGATGAAACTTATTCAGCAGCAACTCCGGATTTGGCCCAGTATTTTGAGGATGAAGTTACAATAGCGCAGCCTGAAATGATGATGTCTATGTGTCAAGGCTTCGTTGGGTCATTGATTGGTCATCACTTGCAGAGGGCGACAACATATGGTATTGAGAGTGCTAAAGAGAGTATTAGGGATGTAGTTAAGGATGAATTTAAAACTCAAATTAAACCAGAACTTGATAATTTGAATAAAGTTATAGGTGAGGCTGCTAATTCAATAGGAGCATCATTTGGTGATATATTACCACAGCAATTGATAATAAATGCTATGGGACAACTGATGCAAGTATTTTCGAATCCATCCCCTGTTGCTCTAGCTATAGCAATTGTCACGTTTATAGGTTCTATCGTGACATTGTCTATGGAGCTTGTCTCGACTCTGTCGGATTCATTACGAATATTTCTAGAAAAAGTTTGGTATAGATACTTTCACCAAGCGACCGAACAGCAAGCAGCTGGTGCGAGCGCTATGCCAGAGGGTTTTTGGGATGAAGCAGATGATAAAAGTTTACATGGTATTTTAGGGATGATTTTCTCAGCAATATGTGTTTCATTAGGTTTATCCATGGCTCCCCCAAAACAATTTCCAAGCGTTATGAAGGGTGTTAAAGAGAGTTTGAATACTGCTAATGCCAGTGTTACATTCTTTCGGAATGTTGTTGATGCAATAAAATATATGTACACATATTGCATGGGTGCGTCAGATGAAGAGATGCGAGCACGAATAATTATAGAAAGAGAATATCCCAATTTAAAACATTGGTGTGAAGAAGTTATTCAATTGCTGGATCCTCGCAGTCGAAATATAGTTGAGCATGATGCACGTCAGGCTAGTAGAGTTTTTGATGCATGTATTTATGGAGCACAAATTTTGCAGGAAAATTTGGATAAGAGTATGCCAGGGGGTAAAGTTATATATGATCTTTATACCCGTATAGTCAAATTGAGAGATGATTTAATAGAGTTAGGCAATCATCCAGATGTACGTTTTGAAGCATTTCCTGTCTGGATAGTTGGAAGTGCAGGCATAGGAAAATCGTATAATACTACTGAGTTATGTAAGAGAGCTTTGCAATCTATTAACTATAGAACTAAGGAGTCTATGATTTATTGGTTAGCTTTAGGGCAGAAATATTGGAATGGCATCCGTAATCCACCAGTAGTTGCTCGTGATGAGGCATATGCTGTATCTGGTCAATTTACTGAAGAGGAAATTTCAGTGCATTTGGCTATGTGTAGTAGTTGTATATTGAATCCTCCGATGGCTGCTTTGAGCGAAAAGAATAAGAGAATTAATCCTCTTATTTATTATATGAATGCTAATTGTGCTTTTCCAAGTATTCCTGAAGCCAGACATATTGGAGCTATATACCGGAGACGGAAAATATTAGCCGAGTTCGACTTTACTGAGGAGATTAAGCGAACATACCCTAATGTTCTTGATGCTAGTGAGTTACCACCTAATGCTAGAATTAATAATAATCATCTTCGTATTCGTGTGGCACACGATCCTAAAAATGTTAATACAACATGGTCTGAATGGATGTCTTTTGATGAGTTTAGTAATCATTTTTGTCGAAAATTTCAGGAACACATGGAAGCAGAGAGAGTTAATTTTAGGCGAAGGATGGATGCCGCCTATGCCCTCGATCCCGATTATGTCCCAGGTAGTAATCTTAATTATGTAGGTGATTATGAGTTGCCTTTGCAGACTTTGCATGAAAGGTATATATATGAACGAGAACTAGCTAGGGAGTATTTGGCTAATATAGAGAATCCCGTTAACGAAATTGAAGAGGATGGAGGGTTCTGGTCCAATGTTAAGAGGCTTTATGAAAACCTCACTACTGGAGCAGCTGATACCGAGATGGATGTTCCTGGACCTAGTACACCTAGTGAACCACCGTCCAAGAGAGTTTTGCGTCAATTTTTGGTTGACCATTGTAAGTTTAAGGAAGATGCAGCAGCTTTGCTGACGCGTGGTTTAGGCGTTTGCAGCGAGCAAGACGTTAGAACTTTTGCATTGCCACCGGAATATCAATTTATGAAAGATAGAGAGTTTGTAAGTGCTGCATCTATATATTGTGACACAATGTCGTGTTTGCCTAACAGCGTGTGTTGTTCTTATAGACGAATAGGTAGTGCTATGAATCCTCGCAGTAAAATTGGATCTAATTGGTTTGTTTTACCAAAGAATTATGAGGATTTAGGTGGAAAAGATGCTATAAGATCATATTGTTATTGGTGGATTCGGTGTTATCAACTTCGCTCCTTCAAGAAGATTTTAAAGAAAGAAAATTATGTTGAGTGGGCTGATAGGATGTTACATCTTATTGGTTGTGAACCTGTTAACAACTACGAAGTTGAATTGCGAAGACAGTTGTGGAAGATTAGAGGTGCATCAGAATCTGAGATAATTGATATGCTAAAAGAGTTGGATGCTGAAGCTAGAGCTCATAATATGAGCGATTTAATGGCTGGTAAGGAGCTTCCACGCATAACATTGATGTGGTTGTTAACGGATTTAACAGATAATGATACGAGTGTGTTTTGCGACCACTGTAAAGTATTCGCTACCTATATGCGAGATCTGAGCGTTTTAGAGTACGTACCTAGATATGGTATAATAAGATATCCAGGTAATTTTGGATGCATGAAGACGATTCCAGCTGAGTGTCAGTGTGAAGATAGTATATTTAATAATGTCTTATTTAAGAATGCTATGAGAATTTTATGGGATCATGATCATGTTGGACCCGAATTTACTGAGTTTCAGGACAGCCAAACAAATCCATTTGTTATGCAGGAACATAATAATTTGCGTAATGAAACCAGATCACTATTGTCACGTATATGGGATTGGGCTAAGGATTGGTGGAAAACTACTGTTGTACCCTTTGTAGGGGCTATATTAACGTTTTTATATGAACATTGGGCAAAAATTTTAAGTATTATATTGGGATGTGTAGTGTTATATGCTACATTTACTAGTGCAAAGAGCCCAACAGATGCTTGTATGGCTGCGGCAAAGGTCTCAGTGCCAGTGATGGCTGGCGCCGTTGGTACATGGTCAAGTCCTGAGGGCAGTGTTTATCAAGCTGGGGAGAGAGTTTTTAAAGCTTCAAATGCCCCAAAGCCTGCTAATAGGGAAAGTGTGTCAGATCAAATGCATATAACAGAACAAAAGGTTATTAATAACACATGTTTCATAATTTGTAAGTGGCAGGATGGTAAAGATACTAAATTTTTACGTGCGCGCTGTTTAGCTATAAAAGGCCGAGATATTATAGTTATAAAGCATTATTTGCAAGAATTTAAGTCTCGTCCAAATCCCACGTATATGTTTTCATATAAGATAAATAACTCAATGGCAAATACGTATATAGACAGTAGTATTATAGATAATGCGTATATTTATAAAATTAATAATTCTTCTGCATTTAGTAATATAGCATTAATTAAGTTACCGAAACATGTGCCTATGTTTAAGGATATTAGCAAGAGTATTGTTACGCAGGGTGATCATGCTAATGTCGGCCATTTCTGTTCTATAGTATCACAACAATATGATGAGCATCCAGTTGTTCGTTCTCAGGTACCTGTTACATGGAAACAGCATTTGGTTATAGCTGGTGATCGCCATGTTGAACAGATAATAATGGATAAATGTTATGAATATAACGTGCGAGGGTTTGGCATGTGCGGGAGTGCGCTCGTTAGTCCGGGTGTTTGCTGTGGAAACGGCGGCGTTATAGGGCTGCATGTTGCTGGTGAAAAGGGTAGCGGTTTTAGTGAACCAATATTTAGAGAAATGTTTGAACCAGTTATTGAAAAGTCTGATCCCGTTGTAAGTCTCCCTAATTTACGATCAGTTTCTGAGTCTAATGTTCAGCTAGATCACAATTTGATTTTGTATGGTTGTGTAGATGAAAAGATGAGCCATAAGGAAAGTGGTAAGTCTAAGATCATACCTAGTTTGGTTCATGGAGAGATTTATCCTGTCGCTACTGAGCCTAATCCATTGCGTCCAGGGGATCCACGTCAACCACCAGGATCGCATCCCCTTAGAGATGGTTGTGCGAAACATGGACTAGGCATGGTTCATCCATTTCCTCAAGAAGATTTGGAACAAGTCAATAATGATGCTCGGAATGTTTTACTCAATGAAGTTAAGAATCCATTGTGTGAAATGAGATTGCTTACTCTCCAAGAGCAAGTATGCGGGTCAACTAGCATTCCTCATTGTGAGAGTGTAAATTGGAATAGTAGTGAAGGTTTTCCATTATGTAACCGTAGACCAGCTGGAGTTACAGGTAAGAAATGGTTATTTGATATGGACGAAACAGCTGAAGGATATGTTTTAAAGAATATAGATCCGCAATTAGCTTTGATGCTTAAAACTAATAAAGATTTGCGGAATCGTAATATTGTTTGTCCTCCTATTTACATTGATTGTTTAAAAGACTATCGCTTGCCACCTGAGAAGTGCTGCATTCCAGGTAAAACTCGTATATTCTCTATTGCTCCTATACAAACTACTTTAGAGATTCGTGAGTATATGGGCTTATTTTTAAGTGGTTACAAATCAGCTACAGTTATGGGTCAGCATGGCATAGGTATTAATCCTGATAGCTATGATTGGACTCGGCTTGCTAATTACCTGCATGAGGTGGGAGACAACATTGTAACTGGGGATTATGCAAATTTTGGTCCTTGTGTTAGTTCACAGATCGTTTATAGTTGTATTGACGATATAATATACTGGCACAAGATTAATGGAGCCACAGAAGATCATTGCCGTCATCTTGAACTACTTTTGAAATATAGTATATTGTTACCTTTGCACTTGTGCGATAATTGCGTGTATCAATCATTAAATGGTATTGCTTCAGGTAGTCCCATTACAGCAGAATTGAATAGCGAAGTGGGTAAGAAATATATAAAATTAGCATTTCTTGGTATCTGTAGGCAATTAAATTATAAGTATAGCTTAAATGATTTTAACAAGCATTGTAGAGTAGTAGTATATGGTGACGACTTAATTTTAAGTGTTAGCGATGCATTTGTGTCCTGGTTTAATTTACAATCTATATCAGAGTACTTAGATAATTATGGTATAAGATTAACTGATGTTACGAAAGACGGCACTATTGTTAAATATAGACCGTTAGCAGACTCGTCTTTTCTGAAAAGGAGTTTTAAACCACATCCTAGTCGAAGTGGTATTTATTTAGCTCCTATTGAACCCCGAAGTTACCAGGAGTGTACTAACTGGTGTCATAAACAGAATGACGAGATAGAAGCCACAGTAGAAGTATTACGCGCTTCTTGTGTTTTGGCTTATGGGCGTGGGCCTGATGAATATAATAATCATGTAAATAAAATTCGTCGTGTTTGCGCTTTGAAGGGATTAAGGTTTGACCCATTAACATGGGCTGCTTTAGATAAGGAAAATTTTGGTTAGTAGTAGATAGTACCTACTATTAGAATAAGTCATAGTATATGAGAGTATGATGTAATTTGATACTCATAAGTGATTGGTGAGCACTATGGTTTATCATGAGCTATACAATAAGTCCTACTAGTTAAGGGATTGTATAGAATTCACTCTGATAACATAATCTAACAGAGTCACTTTAGTTATATTATATAGGTTTATTCGTTTTAAAAGTATAGGATATATCACCACTAGTTGCGTAGCTAGTGCTTACTTTTGTCTATAAGAATTTTGTGATAAAAAAAAAAAAAAAAAAAAAAA